CATAGTAAACGGTATAAATGTGTGCATGCAATGAAGGATATCTACACAGTGTGTAGATGTGTTTCAACTTCACTTGTTTTGTACGATTTTGTTGTGCAATCTAAACAACATAAGAAAGGTACAGCAAAGAAAGATGAATATCATCATGAAGGAACGATTTCTAAACCTGCTTCTGCTATAGCAAAGTTAACTGGTCAATTGTCAACTGTTCCTGTTATAGGTCCTTTTATGACTGCAACTTCTATGGCTGCTGATGCAGCTGCTGGTATTGCAAATCTATTTGGATATACAGATGTGCCTGTTATTGATGATGTTCATGAATTTAAAAATCAACCTTTCCCTCAATTTGCGGCAACAGAAATTGGTATCCCTATTGAAAAAGCTACTATTGATGCTAAGAATGAATTATCCATTGATCCAAAAATCTCTTATGTAGATACTGGAGATGAATTGGCAATCAAATCTTTAGTGACAAGAGAATCATTTATCAATACTTTTGATTGGGATGCGTCAGATGTAGAAGGGACTCTTTTATATAATTTTGGTGTGAATCCAGCTATTAAAAGAGTATCTACAATGACTGGCGAAACCTTGATCTATAATACACCTATGGGGTATGTTTCGCAGTGTTTCAAATATTGGAGAGGAGATATTAAATTTCGATTTAAATTTTTAGCTTCTCAATATCACAGAGGGCGAGTGCGTATTACTTGGGATCCACATGGGGATCTAAGTGGTACTGCAGATACTACCACAACTAATTATACCAAAATTGTGGATATATCGGAGAACAGTGATGTAACTTTTATTGTACCTTATACGCAACCAACAGCGTATTTACCATTGGATACAGATATTAAAGACGAACATAATTCTGCTATTAGTGTTTTTCCGGGTTTAACTCACAATAATGGTATACTTACTGTACGTGTGTTAACAGAACAAACATCACCTGTAGCTTCAGCTGTTATAACTGTTGCAACTTTTGTGAGTGGTTGTGAAAATGTGGATTTTGCAGCCCCACAGGAACTTAATGCTGATATGTCACCATATATTGTCCAATCTACTGAAGTTGATTATGATGCCAGTAGTAATGAAGAATATCAATTAGGTTTGAAAGGTTCATCACCCTATCCTGGATTAAATCTAGTGTATATGGGTGAAAGTATAACTTCTATGCGACAATTATTGAGAAGAACAACGAGTACTGGATTTTATCCATTTGATTATACATTCAGTGGTTCTCATAAATTGGCGATATTACGTAGTTTTATCAGACGTGTACCTTTATTTCCAGGATACGATCCTAATGGAACAAGTTCCGCTAATGGTATAGTTGTAGCAGGAGCTAAAACTTATAATTGGACTGCGTGGTCATATAATGCTTATATGTCTCTTTGCTATATTGGTCATAGAGGAGCTATGAATTGGCATTTAAATACTTATACCACACAAAAAGCACGAAATCTTACTATTGGTAGAGGTGCTGAAAATCTATCAGCTAATAATTATTCACTCTCTACAGCTACGAGTTCATCTGGCAATGGTCATGTTGATAGAGCTATGAGAAGTAATATTAAAAGTGGTCAAATGGGTATTTCTCTGACCAATCAAGATACTCAGGCTGCTGTATCTATCAGTATGCCTATGTATTCACATTACAAATTCCATTCAAATGCAGCAGCCACTCGTACTGAGGGTGATACTGCGGATGGAACAACTGATGATTGTGTGGTAGCTACAGCAGCTTTCACACCCGCGGAAATAACTAATTTCACAAATGGTGGATTCAATTATTATTCGTCAATTGGTGCAGATTATACTTTTGTATTTTTTCTTAATGCACCTATGTTGCATCTATATGATTCAACACCCGGTCCTCCACCATAGAGGACTTTTTAAAATCAAGTGGGCGATGCTTGATCTCTTTTTTAAAAAGAGTTTCGCGTTATAACAAATCTGAAATGTGTAACTCAATCAATGATTGGGTGCCTTACGATGGGGTTTTTAATTTTTAACCATTTTAGATTTGTTTCTAAAGTGGGGAATTTTACTATTTTACCCAGACGGAGGTCGCCACATTTTCGAATTGTATAACGGTGTAGTCGCG